GATGCTATCTTTGCATCAGTAACAGCAGAAGTTGCAATCGCAGCCGTATCTACAGCATTATCAGCTAATTCACTAGAACCAACAGCGTTAGCAGCAATCTGTGTTGCAGTTATTGTATTATCAGTAATCTTGGCAGCAGTAACAGCGTTATTGGCTAACTTATCTGTTGTAATATTTAAATCTGTAACCTTGGCAGTAGTGACAGCATTTGATGCAATCGCTCCACTATCTACAGCATTGTCAGCAAGTTCTGACGATCCAATAGCATTGGCAGCGATATGACCAGAAGTAATTGTATCAGAAGCAATCTTTGCTCCTGTAACAGCAGTGCTGGCAATAGCAGCAGTATCTACTGCATTATCGGCTAACTCAGTTGCAGTTACAGAATTAGTAGCAAGTTGAGTTGCAGTAACAGAAGCAGATGTTAACTTCGCTCCAGGAATATCACCATCACTAAAATTAGTCTTTGCAAAAGTAACAGCACTATCAGCAATCTTTGCAGTTGTTACTGCTGTATTTGCTAGTTTACCTGTTGTAACATTTGAATCTGTTATTGCTGCTGTATCTACTGCATTATCTGCAAGTTCACTAGAAGTAATAGCATTTGCTGCTATTTGTGTAGCAGTAATCGTATCATTTACTAACTTAGCTCCAGCTATAGTCGCATCTGTAATCTTTGCATTGGTAACTGCATTATCAGCAAGAGAAGCCGTTACAATTTGACCTGCTGTTAATGGATAACTAAGTGCTGTAGCTGGTATTGATGCTGCATCTACTAATCCAAAAGCACCTTGTACTAAGTTTTTTGCAGTTATTTTTTTCGTTTCTGTTGCACTAACATCAGCAACTGCAATCGGGTCTGTTGCTTGCAGGTTGGCTGACGCTAATTCTGGTAATTGTGTAATCTGTAGATCAGCCATGTCAAATAACCTTTAAGTACATCATAAATCTAATTTTAGGTATCTTCAAGTAAAATACCATGCCCATCCTCTTGCAATATTTTATCAGCATTTTCTTGTAATAGGAAGGATGGTGGAACTCCGTTATGTAATCTTATCTCTCCATTCGTTACAAATTCTATTCTTGCTTCTACCAGTCCACTCGCAGGTACGCTAACAGCTACATTAGTAACAACGCACATTGATTGATACCACACACTATTTGTAGATTGACTTGGATCGTAGTAGACATAAAACCTACCTTCAAAATCTGCTCCCTGTTGCATACGCACCAACAGTTGACTTAGATAAACAGGAAATTCTGGGCTGGCAAAATCAGTTGTATCATTTTGAAAGTTTCTATGTTGCCATATTGTTTGTATCGTTCCCTGTCCTGATATAAGTCCATTTTCATATTGCCTTCTAAATTCTTCTCCTAAATTTGTTACATCAACGGTATCTCTTGTTGTTGTAATTTCAAATTCAGTAATCTTTGCAAGTGGTCTAAACCTAGTATTTCTGGTGCGTATTAGTATATCTTTTGTAGACGAAGGTGCTGTTAATGTAAGTGCATCTGCAACTTCACCTGCTAAGGCAGCAGCAAACGTATCATATAATTTAATCCCACCAACATCATCAATATGAATATATTTACGAAGATCAGGAAAATTATGACCAGACAATAATTCTAAATTACTTTTATCAACAGTATCTATTTCGATCTGATCACCAGTAATTAACGATCCAACGACATTCTCTACAGAAAATCTTTTCTTAGTTGTATTAACATCAGCAGGGTTTAAAGATGAAGCAATATCAGAATTTAAGGCATCACGTTTTAACTCAATAAAACCTGTCGATCCAAAATATATAGACATTTATAAAGCAAGGCCAGTAGGTGCTCCATTTACTTCAAAACTAATATCTGCTGCCATTACTTCACCAATAGAACTCGTCATACTAAAGCTACTAGGTATTGCAGAAAATTCTATAAATCTACCATTAGCACTACCATCTTTTACTCTTAATTTAAAAGTAATTGCAGTACTTTCAGCATTAACACCATCACCTGCACTTCCACCAGTTTTTACAATGTTAGAAATTATAGTGCTTAATTGCCCAGAACCACTGCCAGCACTGTCTTGATAATAATAAATACTAGCACTACCTGTATAGCTTCTTGTTCCTGGAATAATAGTTCTATCAGTATCTTCTAAAGAAACAGTTTCTAAAACTGCTTGGTTAAATGAAAAGGACCAAGATCTTACTTTGGCAGCTTTACTACCATTAACAAGTAATTCACCATCCTGTCCTGAGTAAAAGCCAGCCATTGTCTTAAGTAAATTTTAAATACATTCTAATCCCCATCGAGGCAAGCGACAAATTTACATTGAACATTTGATCTGCCAGGTCTGACACTCGATACACTAGGAGGACCATCAAAACGATACCTAAGTTTTACACCATTTGAATCTTTTTCGGCCATATTGTTAATTAAATTTGAAGAGTTGACACCAGCCAAAGCATTGGCAGATGTAAAAGATATATAATCATAATCAGAATTTATCTCTTCATATAAATTTAAAATTAATAACGCATTGTCATCAGTAATATTTGTAAAGCTTAAACTTAATTTTGCATCTGTCTTTTTATTTCCATATCTGATAACAGTCTTTGCACCATTCTGTGCTACAAACTCTGTTTGTGGGTACGTTCCAGGGGTATAACTTCTAGATGAAGGTTTTACATTTGGAAAAGGATGTTCTGTAGCCATTATTCAGCAACCGTATGGAACGATGGGTCATCACCATCATTATAATAATCTAATATTGCTAAAGTTTTATTTGCTGTTAAAGGTGTATGACTTCCTGATATTTCAATTAATCCATCTTCTGCATAGGTCATAGATTCAACTTTATAAACTCTATCAGTTGTACTTGTATCAGGAACAGTAAATACACATCCTCTAAATCTACTTGCTGCTAATCCATTACTTTCAATATCTATAGCAGTAGGATTTGAAACATCAGAATCTCCAGGTTTCCAGAATATAATTTGCGTTCCATTAGTAATAGAAGTTTGACTTTGAATTACACCATCATCAGTAACAATACCATTTGCAAACCTACTGGTATGAGTAGCTTCTGAATGTAATCTAATATAATCTCCTGGTGCTAAATGCATTGCAGATTGGGGTGTTGTCTGGAATGAAATACCATGATCTATAAGTTCTCTTGTTTTTAATGCGTATTTTAAAAATGTACTAGCGTGTTCAAAAGATGTACAGAATATAGAAAGATCAAAAGCTTCTCTTGGGTCTTCGTCTTTTGCATCTTTAACTCGTAAACCTAAAGTTTTTGGTTCAGCAAAACCATTTTCTTTTTCTTTTCTATATGTAGCAAACCCTTGAAAGTTTTGACGTTCTTCTGGGCTTAAAAAACTTACTTTGAGACTTTTTATATTACCGTCAGTAAATAATGCTTTTATTTGTATCTTTTGATTTGCGTCTATTTTAAAAGTAACAGGATCAAATGGTACAGAAGGATATAAAGCAAACCTTCCGCCTAAAATTGTAAAATCAAGTAAACAATAAGAAGCATTTTGGAAAATAAATTCTCTTAAATTCTTTTCGTCTGTAATAACACCGTCCCAAAATAATCTATTAGCTCTGCAAAACTTAGCAGCAATAATCATTCTTTCTTCATCAACTGATTTTATACCTATCAAATCTCCAGCACCTATTTGCGGATCTGTTAATAAAGCAAAAGTAATTTCAGGAAATAAATTTGTAGGGCCAGTTCCCCCATCTATTAATCTTTTTACAGAAATACCTTCTTTAAAATATGCAGAGAATTGTGTAAAGCTAGAAAACTCTTTTGAACTATTTAACCTAACACCACCCATAGCTAAATTTGAATATGGCATTGGTGTATTAGAAATCATTTCATTTACATAAACAATTTCATGTTCTGGATTTTCCATGTGGCTAGGAACTTCAGCTTCGTAAGAAATAAAATCTGCAACTGCATCTAACGGTCTTAAATTTCGTGAATGTATATGAGCAGACCCTTCTGAACTACCTCCAGGCCAAATATTTGTAATGCCTGTGGCAGATTCATTACCATCATCATTTAAAACTTCAACTGGAAAATCACGATTAAGTCCTAAAACAGGTACTACATCAACTAATCCACTAAATGTTTTACCTCCTCCACTAACACTTGGAATACTTAACTTTGTTCCTTTTCTATAAGGTCCACCACCATCTGTAACGGTCCATGATGCTACATCATTGTCGTATAGTTTAATCTGCACTTTTGCTTTAGAAAAAGCAAAGTTAGGAATGTTTGTTTCTCCTCCTTCTAGTTCGACATCATTAAAAGTAGCAACAGGTTCTGCTGGTCCAGGTTCCAGTGTATATCTTTCAATTTGACGAATACTATATCTCCACCCTCTTACTTCTTTAACACCTCCTCTAAACTGTGTTGTTTCATCGTATTGAAGAGTAGCTGGAAAACCTTCTGAAGTTCCAATCTCTTCGCCCTTCCACCAAAAAATATAATTACCTCTCCATCCAGAGTAATGTACATAACTTTTATTTCCTGGATCATCTGCATATCTAATATATAAAGTTTCTTTTAACACATAACGAAAACCACCTTCTAAAGGAACAACACCTTGTGATGTTTGAGATAAACCAGTAACAGTATGTCTTGTATCAATAATTTTTCCTAGAAAAAATTCTGTGTTACAAGCATCTGATTTATTTAAATTAATATTTAAACCTGTATATCTAAATTGATAAATTAAACCCGTGGCATCTGATTCGTAAGTATCAGCTTGTAATTCACTATTGTCTTTTAGTAATCTAACAATAGATTTATCATTAGTTAAATAAAATTTAACTACATCATTTCCGTTATAAGGTTGAAATCTAAATTCATATTGACCTAATGGATGATTTATTCTTACAAAATTATACTGAGGTTGAGGAGTACGACCTTTAATAACAAAAGGTTTTCCATTATCAATAGTTTCAAAATTATCATCTGTACCAGCTTTTCTTACTTGTAATCTAAAAAAACTATACCTCGTACAATATTTATTTAATGCACCTAAATTTATATTTCCATTAGCTTGTTGATATGAATGTAAAGTACCTTTTGGATTTGCATAACTGTAACCACCAGGATGACTATTAACATTTGGAAAACCTGTAATCTGTTTATAAACAGTAGATTTTAAACCGATTTCAGTTGTATCACAATTTCTATTATTAGAAACTGTTGCCATTGCTGATCTTTGTAATAGATTTAACTCGTCAGGACTATGAGCAGACTCAAGACCAGATTTAAAACCTTGAGTGGTATCAAAAGGATCAACAAGAACTTGTGATCTTATATCAATACTATGATCTGAACTTCCAAGGTCAGTAATCTCAAAAATAAAATCTTTAAAATTTCCTCGTTCCCATATTCCTTGTTGAGGTATTTCAACACAAACACCAAAACAATTACCGATCATATAAGACTCACCTAGTGAAATATTGTCATCAATACGTTCTCTATCTGAATCAACACTATTTCTAACATCTTCTTTACCCCAAGGATCAAAAGAACCTAATGCTGTTTCAGGATCAAAATCTCCTATCGTATATTGAACTTTATCTCCAATCTGTAACTGTATCCTTTCTGTACCAGCAGCAGCTTCCTCTCCATTAATTCTCATAAACCCTGCATAACGAGGAAAATATGTAGCAATTTTTCTCCTTTTTACATCAATATCTCCACCTGTTTCTGTATCTTGTGGTTTTAAAACTAATTCATAAGGTAATTGATACCTCATTTGATTTGGCATCGGACAAAACGTACCAAATTTTGTTTGTGTAGAAGGTGATCTTACCCCAGAAAAAACTTTATCTGATAAACCTTCGGTATAATCAGAATCTACAGAAAAAATATCATCAACTACTTCTGCACCATTTCTATCAATTTCAGGTAATAACGTTCCATTATCATATTGATTGCTTCCTTTTAATCTGTTTAAACCATAAGGTGAATCTTCTGTATCTTCAGCAACATTTCTATCCTCTGAACCTGTTTCAGGTGCTACTCCTCCGTTGTAATAAACAGCAATTTTAGCCTTTGTATAATTTTTTAATAACAAATCACCAATGGCATATCCTGAAAAATCAGGAGGTGTTGGTATTTGACCATTACTTAAAACAAAGCAAGCTTTTAATTGTTGGTGCGTTCCTCTACTTAATAACTGTGACCAAACAAGTCTTGAATTAACTCTTGTACCACCAGTAATAAGATTAATATTATTATTAAGAATTGTTGTTTCTCTTTTTGTGAAAACTAAAGGTA